CCATCTTCATCTTCAGCTCTTAACAATTCATCTTCGTATAATAATTTTAATTCTTGTACTCTTTGTGGAGCATATTTTACCGCTAAATAATATGCTAAACCTGCAATCATACATGGAACAAATCTATATGGAACATCGGTTGCATTTGTATAAGCACCAACATCATCAATTCTTTTTGTATAATAAAAATTAATATAGTTTCCGTCTTGAGCTGCACCAGGTGTTAAATATAAAGTCATGGTAACTTTATCTATAAATCTTTGTACCCAATATTGAGTAGGTAAACCTGTATCAGTTTTATTTGAAAAACCTTGATACTGTGATCTACTAATTTTTGTCATAGGAGTATCAACTGAAGTTGACTTAACTCTATAGTCTGCTTCTTGAATGTCTGTCATACCAACTGGAAACTGTAATACGGCATCAGAAGTACTATGAGTAGCTGCTGTGCTACCATTAATTCCTCTAGTGCATCCAGTTAAATTTAAACTAGAAATTCCTGTGTATGAAATTTGTTCGCTATTAATAGTTATTACACCGCCTGTTGTAGGCATTCCTGTAACTGAAGCAACTCCAATTGTAGTTACTGCTGCATTTATTCCTGCAGATAATGTAGTTGAAATACCACTTGATGTTCCATCAGATGGTGAACGATAAAAAGTATAGACAGCTTGACCGTCTACTAATGCAATGTTTTGATTTTTTACTTCCCAAAATTGAAGTCCTCTATTACCCCATTCAGAAAATAAAATATTTAATGATCTTTTGGCAGTTTTAAGTTGATAGCCAGATACACCTTGCATACCAATACGTTCGTATGCATCTTCTATAATTTCGTCAATACTTAGGTTCTTGTCAAAAACATAAGAGCCAGAAGTCGTGTTAGCCATCTAACCTCCTACCCGTCGTAGAATACTGATATATTAGTTGCTAAATCTGTTGACCCTAAATTTATAAAAGCACCTGCACTAAATAAAACACCGTCATCAGGTATATATGGATCTACTGGAGTTTGGTCAGTATGTACTCCAATTTCCAATAATTTAGTTCCACTTGAAGAAGTGTTTTTAAAATCAATTAATCCTGCAGTTCCTGAAGGTTTAATATGCATTCCTCTGATTCTAGTTCTTCCTGCAAAAACTACACCTGTTCCAGTTGTCGTAGCAGTAATTCCACAAGATACATTAGTACATGTCCCTGAGTGAGTTATACTTGTAACAGATACAAAAACTTGAGTCGTTGTAACCGTTGAAGTTCCAGCCGGTCCTGTAATTCCTGTCTGACTTACTTCCGAACCATCAACACCCATTCCAGTTACATCAAAAGTAATTCCAGTATTAGAATCACTTGCTGTTGAAATAATAGTTACAGTTGTACCTAGATTTCCTGGTACTAAAACACCAGCAGGGCCAGTGTCTGTTAAAGTCATACTTCCTGAACCACTATTAGTTTGATTGGCACAAATAGCTGTTGTGTCAGCTCCATTAGCTGCGAATGTTTTCGACTTTACATGTGATACGTTTCCCATAAGTTTCTCCTAATTATCTAGGCTCCCGAAGGAGCCCAGAATAATTTTATTATCTTTGTTGTACTGTTTGAACGTAGTCAACGTAAAGATCGTTAGCCGATGTTCCTTTACTCTCAGTCATTATTTTCAATTCCATAGGAAGATCATCCGGAACAGTTGTTGCTGCTTGTGTTCCGACACAATTACCATTTAGGAAAAGTTTATATTGAACTGCTGTTTGTCCTCTTTCAGTACCTGCTGGTTGGAATAAAAATCCCAATCTAACAGAATTATCAGGCATTGCATAAACAGTTGCACTTTGCGTTGCTACAGTAGAATTTGCAAAAGTATAATTACTTCCTCCAGCTGAATCAACCATAGTGAAAGATGTTCCTGCTCCATTTTTTCTAGATACAAATTGAATTGTAGTTGTATCTTCTAAATGAGAGAATCCAATACCATCATCTGGTAGTGCTACTGGGTCAGCATAAGCTACAGCCCCAAAACCAACAAAAGTGTTTAGATCACTAACATCAGTAACTGCGATTGAAGTTTCGAAGTACCATTGTTTATTAGCGTTATATTGGTAGACGTCCTCTGATGCTGCAATACTAACGTCTGCTGCACTTGGACTACCATCTCCCATTCTCAACCACCCTTGAGGGTATTGAGCTAACATGTAAGAACTTCCACCTGGATCTGTTATAGTCCATGGTGACAAAGTTGTTTGTGAGAACTGAACAAAGTCATCTTGAAATGCCCATTCAGCAGGTGTAGTTGCACCAGTAATAAGTGGTTGTTTAATTCCACTAAATAAAGATGTTCCACCTGATTTTCCTCTAACGTTTGTTACGCCTGTTGAAAAGTGTGTTGTCATATAATCAGCGCCTCCTAGCGCCAGTCATTCTTCCTAAGCAAAGAATAACCAATTTATGTTTAATTAATCTTAGTGTGATTTTTATACAACAGTTTTAAGTAGAGCGCAAGAGAGTATATAATGCAGATAAGATTTATCCAACGATGTAGCTTTTGTTTAAGTAGCTACGGAAACTTGTGGTGCAGCGTCTGCTATCTTAACTTCTAAAAGTTCTTTTTTAGCTTCTGCCATTTTTATATGGTTAATTACTTCTCTGACCTTATGATCAATTCTAACCATATTGAGAGTATATCTACCCTCGTTAAGATGCTCCTGCTCCCATTCTAACTCCAGACCTCTCTTCTGTTTGTAAAGGTCCGCTAGATGTTGATGCAACTCCATCTATAACCTCCTCATAGGTTATTCTTTTTATCTTGGGATCCATCATTTCTCCAAGATGTTCCCACTTTATATCACCTTTTCCCAATCTGTCAATGATTGCGTCTTCAATATCTAATGGGGTTTCTATGCAGTTTATAACGAAATCTGCATGATATTGGTAGGCATTAATTTGTACTCTGAAGTTTTTAGGGTGCATTTTTCCTTTCTAATTAATAATTGTGGCGGAACTGTGTCCCGCCACAAAAAAGTGTTAAGTATTACGCACCTGGAGATGAGAAGATACCTCTAGGGTCAGACACGCCGAAAACGTATCTTTCTCTAGCTTTGTATCTAACATTACCAGTATCGAAATCACCTTCCATCTTAGTAGATAGAGGAGTTCTTTCGAAATGTTTCATACCATTTGGCACATCTGTTTTAATGAACCAAGCATCAGTGTCTGTTAAGAAATTGTTAACAGAGTATCCTTGAGGAATCATCCCCATAGATTTGATAGCGTTGACATCATTATCAGCAGTTCCAACTCTACCAGCAGAAGCCATAAGTCTTTCAGCTGTGAATTGTAGCGCAGATGGGATGATCATCTTCATACCTTTAGCAGCGATTTTTAAACCTCTTTCATCAGTAAGCGCAGCAATATCAATTAATGCTTGCTCCAATGAAGTTTCGTTTAAATCCGCAGCAGTTGCTAGTGTGTTCGCAAACGTTCCAGCAATTGTAGGGTGTGACGCGTTAAACAAAGTTACACCGTCGCCAGAGTTAAAAGTTCCTCCAGTCTGCCCATTGTTTAATGGGGACGCTGCCTTAACTTGTTTAGTTTGAGCCATAGATCTTGCTAAAGCTTTAGTATATCTAGAAGCCAGTCTATCATACAAGTTATCCTCAATTGCTTCCTCAGTGATAGCAAAAGCGAGAGCAATTGTCTCGTTAGTGTATCTAGCTGTGAAAGTTTCTTGAGCATTATCGAATGATACTGCTGAACCTTCCGGTTTTACTTGTGCTTGAGCGAAACCTGACAACATTACTTCCTCTTCGAAAGCTCTGTCAGATGACTCAGTAGTATAAATTTCAGCGGACTGATTTTCATACTGTTTGTATTCCAGGCCAAACAATGCGTTTAAACCTGGCTCTAGTTCTTTAACTAGTTGATTACGTGATATAGCCATAATTTATCCTCCTTAAATACCAGCAGTACAAATGTTCGCTAATATATGTTCGTATACTTGTACACGCCATATACAGCCATTTGCGCTCGCATCTTGGTTGTCTGGGTCTCTGGAGATACCTATTAGTTTTAATTGATCAGCTGATGTTCCTGCCGAGTCGTATACAGTAGAAGTTGAAATCCAGTTAGGACTTGAACCTGCACCAAGAACTATTTTAGTAGTTCCTCCGACGTCTGCTGCTGCCAACGTACTTGTAGCGTTTCTGATCTCAAATATTTGTGCAGGGTCGCTGTTAACGAGTGCAATAATATCACTAGCTGCTGTAGAAGCAGGTAGATAGTTAGACCAAGTAGGCTTACTTGTAGTTGGGTCAGTGTAGAACACACCGTTTAGTGAGCCAAGGTTGTTTGCTGAAGAATCAGTAGATCTTAAAATCACTCCATCTGCAGTCAACATAACCATGTCGTTGTGGTACATAGCTGCAGAACTTGCTGCTACGTTCCATTCACTCAAACCGGCGTTGTTATCGTTCTGACCAATCTTTTGGATCGGTCTTAAACCGAAACCAGTTGTGCTTTGATTAGCCATAGTTGTCTCCTTTGATGTGACCTACCCTTGCGGGCCTCCAGTCACGGTTAATTTAATCGCTGGTTTGAAAATTTAAATTCTAAGTTTTCTTCCCACCGAAGGTCGTACGAGAACTTCTATCGATTTCGATAGGCATTCCCTTATGCTGCTCCTTCATAAGATCGTTGTCGATTGCGGTCATTTGATCTTGAGCCTCTCTTTGAAAGTACTCTTGTCTTGACCTTGCGATCTCTTCCGGTACCCTAGTCAGCACTAGGCCTCCGTGCCCGATCACCCCTGCG